CTGGAGAACACGCTCACCTGCTTCCCAGGAGAAGCCAGTGCCGTTCTTGGTGTTCAGGAAGGCGAACCACTCACCCCGGTAGTCGGCGTCGATCACACCGCAGGTATTCTCGAGTTCGATGCTGTGCTTGGCTCCGGTACTGGATCGGGGCAGCAGCAGTGCCACGTAACCGGCAGGGACTTCTGCAGCAAAACCCAGGGGAATCTTGACGGGTTTCACGTTGGGGTCTTCTTCCGAGCAACGCTCCCAACACGGAGCGATCTCCCCTGCCTCGGGCATGTACAGGTCGTAGCCACCGGCCAGATCTGTTGCCCGGGAAGGCAGACGAAAGTTCGGATGAAGGGGTTGGATATTCATTAGTATGGAGGCCTCTTTGGTTGAACTACTTCGTTATTGCAGTAATGCAAGGGGTGATGAATGAGTGAAGAACATACCGTAGACATCGACGTGTCTGCCAAAAAACTTACGGATTGGGAGAACGCACCTACGGTTCGTGATCTCAAGCAGGATCTGATCGACTCACAAAGCTCGCATAGCGACCAGGCATCCAAGATCGAGCGGTGGCTCGACAACATGCACGTCACTGGCTCAGCAGCCATCAAATCGCCCAAGGGTCGGTCTAGCGTCCAGCCGAAGCTGATCCGCAAACAGGCAGAGTGGCGGTACGCTGCCCTGTCGGAACCCTTCCTGGATACCGACGATATCTTCGAAGTGAACCCGGTGTCCTGGGAGGACAAACGGGCCGCCCTCCAGAACCAGATGGTTCTGAACAACCAGTTCAACACCAAGATCGACAAGGTGCAGTTCATCGATGACTACGTAAGAGCGGCTGTCGATGAGGGCACTGTGATCGTGCGTGTGGGCTGGGACTACGAAGAGGAAGAAGTGGAGGAGATGGCTCCGATCATCGAGCTGACGGTGAACCCGGAGATGGCTCCCCTCCATGAGCAACTGGCTCAGATCAAGCAACAAGACCCGGGGCGGTACCAGGAGGAAGTGCCTGAAGAGTTGAAGCAAGCTCATGAAGCCTCCCTGGCAGAAGGCGTGCCCTATGAGGGCGTGATCACAGGCTACGAAGAAGTCACCGTCACCAAGGTCATCAGGAACGCACCGACCGTCGAGGTGTGCCACTACGATGATGTGGTGATCGACCCCACCTGCATGGGCAAGATCGAAGATGCCCAGTTCGTCGTCTACAAGTTCGAATCCTCACTGGCGGAGCTCAAGCGCGATGGCAAATATCAGAACCTGGATCACATCAATGTACAGACCAATTCAATCCTGGGTGAGCCCGACACCGGTCCTGACAATGGAGGCAGCTTCAATTTTAGTGACAAGCCCCGTCAGAAGTTTACGGTTCATGAATACTGGGGATATTGGGATATCGATGGTTCTGGTCTGGTCAAGCCTATCGTCGCTGCCTGGGTTGGCGATGTTCTGATCCGTCTGGAAGAGAACCCCTTCCCCGATAAGCGCCCTCCCTTCATCGCTGTTCCCTACCTCCCGGTACGTCGCTCCGTCTATGGCGAGCCAGATGGTGAGCTGCTGATCGACAACCAGAAGATCATCGGTGCTGTGACCCGGGGCATGATCGACATCATGGGCAACTCGGCCAACGGCCAGATGGGAGTACGCAAGGACGCCCTGGATCCGACCAACCGACGTCGCTTCATGACCGGCCAGGACTACGAGTACAACGGCAACGTCGATCCTCGCCAGGCCTTCTACGTCCACCAGTACCCCGAGATCCCGGCCAGTGCCCAGTTCATGGTGGAAAGCCAGAACATGGAAGCCGAGTCAATGACCGGGGTGAAGGCATTCACAGGTGGTCTGTCAGGCGATTCCCTGGGCGGTACCGCTACAGGTGTACGAGGCACCTTGGATGCAGCTTCCAAGCGTGAGCTCAACATCCTGCGTCGACTGGCTCGGGGCATGGTCAAGATCGGACGCAAGATCATCTCCATGAACGGTGAGTTCCTTTCCGAGGAAGAGGTGATCCGTGTCACCAACGACCAGTTCGTGGCGATCCGTCGTGATGACTTGGCAGGCAACTTCGACCTGCGCCTAACCGTGGCCACTGCTGAGGCTGACAACGCCAAGGCCCAGGAGCTTTCCTTCATGCTCCAGACCATGGGCAACAACATGGACCCGTCCATGAGCCGCATGATCCTGGCGGACATTGCACGCCTTCGGAAGATGCCTGCACTCGCCAAGCGCATTGAAGAATACGAGCCCCAGCCTGATCCGATGCAGCAGCAGATTCAGCAACTCGAGATGCAGAAGCTGCAGTGGGAGATCGAGAAGCTCAAGTCAGAGACCCAAGAGAACTATGCCGATGCTCAGCAGAAGGGCGCCAAGGCAAGCAACATCACTGCGGACACTGACAAGAAGACGCTCGACTTCGTGGAGCAGGAGTCTGGTGTTCAACAGGAACGTGAACTTCAGCGCATCGGTGAACAGGCCAGAAGCCAGGGCCAACTCAAACTGATGGATCACCAACTGAAAGAAGACGAGAAGCGTAAAGACTTGCTGCGTTCGTACGTAGAAAGTTCTGCAAACGCATAAACGCTGTTATATCGTCACTCCGTCAACTCAACTGAAACCCAACGTGGAAACGACATGAGCCAAGACCTGATCGAAGAAATTGAACTCAACATCACCGAAGCCAAGAAGATGGTGGCTCTCGGAAACTCCCTGGATCGCCTGATGAGCAACCGGGACTTCAAGAAAGTGTTCAAGGAAGAGTACCTCGAGCAAGAGGCTATTCGTCTCGTTCACCTGAAGACCGACCCCAACATGCAGGATCCAGAGTCCCAGGAAGCTATTGTTCGGCAGATCGATGCCATCGGTACTGTCACCTCCTTCTTCAACAAGATTCGGCACCAGGCTTACCTGGCGTCCAAAGCCATCGAAGATGGAGAAGAGACCCTGGATGAACTTCGTCAGGAGGAGGCTGAGTAATGGATCAGACTCAGGAAGAAGCGGTTCAGATCCCGGACGACTTCGCCAACATGTCAGACGAGGATTTCCTGAACCTGGACGTCAGCTTCACTTCTGAGGAATCCCAGGAGGCCGCCCAGGAGGGCGGTTCTCCTGTATCCGAGGAAGCCGAAGAAGAGAGCCCTGAGACTGAGGCCGCCGATCAGGAGGAGGCTGTCGAGGGTGAGGAAGCTGAGGAAGAATCTGAAGAGACTGGTTCGGAAGCTGAAGAGGATGAGCCAGAGTCTGAGGAAGAATCGACCGGCGATTCTGATGAGTCCGAGGAGTCTGAAGAAGCTGAGGAATCAGAGCAGGAAGAAGAGACTGAAGAATCTTCTGATATCGACTACAAGGCCGAGTATGAGAAGCTCCTTCGTCCCTTCAAGGCCAACGGCAAAGAGCTGAAGGTCGACAATGTAGATGAAGCCATCCAGCTCATGCAGATGGGGGCCAACTACAACAAGAAGATGGCAGCACTCAAACCCAATTTGAAGTTGCTGAAACTTCTGGAGAATAATAATCTCCTCGAGCAAGAGAAACTGAGCTACCTGATTGATCTCGAGAAGAAAGACCCGGAGGCAATCAAGAAGCTCGTGAAGGACAGCGGCATTGATCCGCTGGATATCAATACTGAAGAGGAAAGCGAATACAAGCCCAAAGCTTACAATGTTGATGACCGCGAGATCGAGCTGGACTCGGTACTGGATGAGATTCAGGACACACCGACGTACTCCAAGACGATCAGCCTCGTTAGCAATAAGTGGGACGGGCAAAGCAAACAAGTCGTTGCGGAGAATCCCCAACTGCTGAAAGTGATCAACGATCACATGCAACTCGGTATCTACGATCGCGTCAGCAGCGAGATTGAGAAGCAAGGCATGTTTGGTCGCTTGAATGGTTTGTCTGATCTCGAAGCCTATCGGCTGGTGGCAGATGAGCTTCACGCCAAGGGCGCTTTCACTGACCTTCTGGGAACCCAGCAAGAGGAACCGAAAGCACCAGCGAAGAAGACCGTCGTCAAGAAGCCGAAGGAAGAAGATCCCAAACGCAAGAGCAAGAAACGAGCGGCAAGCTCAACCCGAACTGCGCCTTCCAAGCCTGGACCTGACCCGGATTTCAACCCCCTGGCCATGTCCGATGAAGAGTTTGAGAAGGCCGTAAACGAGAAACTGATGTGATTGCAATAACGCAATAAGGAGTAAGTTATGGCCGGTGAAAACACCCAGATTCAGTACAAAGACCCGCGTGGCGGTACCGCATCCAGCATGGGTCCGCAGATGCGCGACTTCCACTACCAGAAGAAGGCGCTGATCGAAGCCCGCAAGGAGCAGTACTTCTCCCAGCTGGCCGATGTGACTTCCATGCCGAAGCACATGGGCAAGACCATCAAGAAGTACCACTACCTGCCCCTGCTCGACGACGCCAACATCAACGACCAGGGTATCGACGCCAACGGTGCCGTGATCGCCAACGGTAACCTGTATGGCTCCAGCAAGGACATCGGTGCTATCCCCGGCAAGATGCCGGTGCTGTCCGAGACCGGTGGCCGTGTGAACCGTGTTGGCTTCAAGCGGAAAGAGATCGAAGGCTCCATTGCCAAGTTCGGTTTCTTCGATGAGTACACCCAGGAGTCCCTGGACTTCGACTCTGACGATCAGCTCATGGAGCACGTCAACCGCGAGATGATCAACGGTGCCAACGAGATCACCGAAGACCTCCTGCAGATCGACCTGCTCAACGCCGCTGGTGTGGTCAAGTACGCCGGTGCTGCTACTGCAGACATCGAGGTGGACGGTACCTCCATCGTGACCTATGGCGACCTCATGCGTCTGGCGATCGACCTGGACAACAACCGTACCCCGAAGCACACCAAGGTCATCACTGGTACTCGTCTGGTCGACACCAAGACCATCCCGGGCGCTCGTGTGATGTACATCGGTTCCGAGCTTCTGCCGACCATCCGTGCGATGACCGACCTGCATGGTAACCCGGCCTTCATCCCGGTCCAGCACTACGCTGCTGGTGGCACCACCCTGAACGGCGAGGTCGGTACCGTCGACCAGTTCCGTATCGTGGTCGTGCCCGAGATGATGAAGTGGGCCGGTGCCGGTGCTGACGCGACTGGCGATGCTGAGCACTTCAGCACCTCCATCAAGTTCGACGTCTTCCCGATGCTGGTGGTGGGTGACGGTAGCTTCTCTACCATCGGTTTCCAGACTGATGGCAAAACCGTCAAGTTCAAGATCACCCACAAGAAGCCTGGTTCCGACACTGCGGATCGTAACGACCCGTACGGCGAGACCGGGTTTATGTCCATCAAGTGGTACTACGGCTTCCTCAACCAGCGTCCCGAGCGTATCGGCCTGGTGAAGACCGCAGCCAAGATGTAACCCGACAGGGGCTCCTCCGGGAGCCCCTTTATTGCAATAACGCAACCATGCAACGCTGAAACCATCCCGTAAGGAAATCAGGCAATGAGCGAAGAGCTGAAGCAAGACGAACTGGAAACCCTCAAGGCCCGTGCCGACAAGCTGGGCATCAAGTATCACCCGACCATCGGTGTCGAGAAGCTGCGCGAGAAGGTCACTGAGAAGCTCCAGGGCGGCTCCAGCACCGAACCCGAACCCGATGCAGAAGCACCCAAGAAAGAGACCGAGAACCAATTCCGTCTGCGTAAGCGCAAGGAGGCCTCGGAGCTCGTCCGAATCCAGATCACTTGCATGAACCCCAACAAGTCCGAATGGGAAGGGGAAGTCTTCACTGCAGGTAATTCCGTGGTGGGTACCTACAAGCGGTACGTGCCGTTCAACGTGGAGTGGCATGTCGAGCGTGTCATCTACAACCAGATCCAGCAGCGTCAGTGCCAGGTCTTCCAGACCAAGCGTGACGAGCGCGGTCGTCAGGTCCGCGAAGGCAAGCTGATCAAAGAGTTCAACGTCGCCGTGCTGCCTCCGCTGACCGAAGAAGAGCTCAAGGAACTGGCTCAACGTCAGGCTATGGCCAAAGGCCAGGCCTGATCTCCCACCCCCTGTGAGGACCGTGTATGACAATTACGACGGCTGATTTAACTGAAGCCACCCTCTCAGGG